ATGGTTAGACCAGCATCATATAGATCAAGAGCACCTTGTAGGGATTCGATAATACCCTTACCAGTTGCATTATCCTGTCGAATTTCAGAACCAACAACAACAGATCCGTTATTGAGATCAGAAGAAAGACCAACAGTTACCTTTTGAGGTAGAACTTCAACTGCGTTAGCAGCAAGAGCATTGCGAGCGCCAAATGTCTCCAGTTTGGGATTATAAAGTCTTAGTGTGCCAAGATTGGTGACAAACTTTGCTTTCTTAGCAACATACTTAATATCCTCAAGTTGGGCAGGAGTCCAAGTAGAAGCATTTTGAGACTTGAACAGAGAACCTAGAGAAGGTTGCTTGTTAATGATAACTTTCTCCAGTTCAGGTAGATCCTTAGTGGAAATATCCTCAGAACCAACTTCAGACACCCAAACATTGTATGCATCAGTATCTGCCTTGAGGACAAATGCATATTCACCAGGTTCTAAGAAAACAGGAGCATCAAATGTAAATGTTGTTGCCGTAGAGGCATTTGTGGAAGTAGTAACTTGTGATGGTTCTAGAGTTACAACAGAACCTGGAACTGTAGTTGTACTTGGAATTCCATTCTCAACCAGAACAATTTCTAGTTGAATAGGAACACTGGTACTCTTAGTTCCAAAGAATACATCCATAGAGGTGTAGAATACACCATTCACATCCTCAACAAAGAAAGTTTGTGCCAGAGGATCAACAGGTCTGGGACGTTGGCGTCTGTTAATTCTTGTTGTGATAACTCTCTGTGCAGAAGAGTCGAAAGGTGCCTCAGCATTACTTACAAATATACCAGGTAGAGGTTCATAAGATAGTTTTTCAGCAGAGAACTTAACAATGTTTGTACCATTGTTGAAAGATGGATTGCTGCTGGGAATATGCATAGATGCTAGAAGAGCACCATTATCATCAGAGATCAGACGAACATCAGAGATAGTTGCTTCTGCTCCACTGGTTTCCCCAACCAGTTTCATACCCTTTCTAACAAAACCATAGAATCTCTCATCCGCCTTCATGTTGAAACTTGCGGTATCGATATTCAAAACCGTAGTAGTTTCGCTGTACTGTGAAGACAGACCAACATTATCATCGTATGGATTACTGGAGAATGTTAGTGTGGGTGCATTATATGGACCACTCTTATGATCTGCTTGTGCAAGTCTAAATCTTACTCTGACGCTAGACTGCGAACCATTTGTGGATGGCATAACACCAACCACTGTTTCGCCTGTCTGGAAAGTACCAAGTGCGGGAGTAACTTCTAGAAGTTTGGGTATGGTAAACTTTCTAGTATCAGACATGTCAACATCACCAAAACTTGCAAAGAAGTTGGTTCTGGGTTTCAGTCTGGTTGCCGTAATACCAATATTTTGAGATCTTAGTCTATCGATTCTCTGAGATGTAACGATAGTTTCACTGTTGCCCCAACCACCATCAATAGTTCTAAATTCTCTAACAGTCCAATTATCCTGAGAAGGACTCAAGGACATTCTACCAGACCAAGTTACAACATCATATGGGTTAACGTTGACTAGTTTACTAGCAAAGGGTTGATTTGTGTGAGTTACCTCACTATAATCTAGGGTAACAATATTTTTATTTTTTCTGATGTTTTCAGATTGAAGGTCAGTTACATAATCTGCATCAACAGAACCATCAGCATTTTGATTTAGACCAATAATCGATTCAGAACCGATTAGTAGATTTACAGTATCATCATCAGTGCTTGCACTCATGACATTATTATCAATGTCATACTTAATTGCAGGAATTGTTGCATCAGCAACATCAAATGTCCCAAAATTATCAACCAAGAAACCAGACTTGAATCTGTTCAAACCAGTTTCGGGATCTTCAATTAGAAGATTTGCAGTATTAATTTCAAGGAGATTTAGACTTGTGTAGAACTCAAGATTCTCAATTCGCTGATCTAGTTTACCGATGTCAGACATCGTGTATCTTCTGAAGTCAGTCAGCGTGATGGTTACATCATCTTCTGCATTGAAGACATAAGGTTTGTATTGGATAGTGCCCATTTCAAATGAAGCATCACCACTACCTTGGGGAGCGATAGGATTTAGAGAAGGAATACCCTTAGTTACACTAATCGATGCATCTGGATTTAGAGCAATCTTATCAACTCTTCCAAGATAGTGACTATAATCAAAGGTAATGTTTTCACCAGAAACAACCACGTTTGCTACAGATTGACCACTGCCAGCAAAGTTTCTTGAGGTAAACTCAAAGGGGGAGTTGTTACCAGTATATGCAGAAACCCTAGGTCTTAGATCAATAACATCAGTATTTCTACGTCCGCCGAAGGATGGAACATCCTTAGAATAACTGGTTTGTTCGTAAGAATTCTTCGTAAAGAATGCGCCAGTATCACCAGAATCAACAGTGTAGTTATCGAAGAATACTCTGATCTGTCTAGATGGAGCAGGAGCAGCATTCTTACGAACTAGTCTACCAAAATCATAGAACTCTAGTCTCTGACCATTGTCTAGGTTGAAGTCATCTGCAATATTTTGATCACCTGCATTAATAGAAGAAATGATTGCATGAACGCCAGATTGTTGGAACTTAACTCTTTCAGCAACTTCAAAGGATTCCTGATTTTTACCAACATAACGCAGAGTTGTTGTACCATCCTTCTCTAGAATGATGCCAGAAGCGCCAGATGTCTCACCAACAAATGCCTCACCGACAATTGTATCAGCATTATTGCTAGATGGTCCATCAAAAGAAGAGAAAGTGATGGAAGGAATTGTGGGTGCAGAAGTTGTAGAAGACTCAAATACTGCGTGAACTCTTACAATATCAGGAAGATTTAGAGAGATCTCTCTATCTTGAACTCTAGTACCATAAATCGTATTATAAGTTAGACCATCCTGAGTTGCAGTTGTGACACCAGAGGATTGATCTCTAGAACCCGAAACAGTAATAGAAGAGCACTTATTCAGCAATTTGCCTTTATGACTAATCTTGCTGGTTTGCTGTGTAGTAATTACCTTTACATTCGATGCAGATGATTTGCTTAGACCATCAAATACTACGGATTTACCTGCACCAACGATCCTCATCTGATCGCTTGTAAGAGGTTCTACAGTTCCATCAGCATACGAAATAACATATCTTTCTTCATCGAATGGTGCATATACAAAATCAGAACCAGTCAAAGAATCTAGATTTAGAGTACCATCAGCGACCGTTTCATTTGTATACTCTTTTCTAATGAATAGATCTGAGTTGGTGAGATCAACATTGGAAATATACTCATTTGGCATTGCAGAGTACAAATATCCAGAATTAGGACTTACGACTCTCAAACCTACAACCGAAAGGCCGCTTAGAGTTGCACTTGATGCAGGAAGACCGCCATGAGAAACACCAATGACACTGGTTGTTGCTTCAACAGTAACATTATTTGTTGCAACTGCAGTAACTCTATTATAAATGATTGAAGAAATGCCAACATTAGTATATGCAATAATATCGCCAACTTTGGCATTTAATTGCCAACCATTATTCTGACTGGTAATTGTGGAGATTGCAGATGCACCAGATCCTGGAGTAATATTAAATGCTTGTGCTCCGAAAGAATGAAGTGTGCTCAGTCTAAAATCAGCAGCAAATGTAGTAATACCAGATTCGGATCTGATAGATTTGGCATCTGTCAGACTATGTGCGGTGACAGTGCTAATAACCCTACCATTATTGACACCATTGACAATGATCTGCTCATCGGCAAGGAAAGTTCCTACAGTGTCCTGTAGAGTTAGTGTTGCCCCATTTCTAGACCTTAGGAAACCCCTAGCACCGCTGTTTTTACCTTCAATAAGTGCAGGAGCATCAATTACCAACTCTTGATTTAGTGTAAGATCAGTAAATGTCTGAACATCAAACAATGCTAGTTCAAATACGGAAGCATCATCTGCATAAGCGGCATTTTGAAGTTTATAATCATAAACTCTAGCAACACCGATGCTAGAACCAGGAGTACCATCTTGATCGGTGCCTAGTCTTTCGTCGCGCAGATCTACGGTAAGAGTTGTACCGATACCAACAGAGGCAGCACCATAAACATTATTAACACGGAAAATATTCCCTGTCTCAAAAGGAATGGCAGCACTCTTTACTGTTCTTGTGGTTCTTGGTTTTTCAATGTCAACAAATTGGTTACCTACCAATTCAGTTTCATAACCTTTGATATATGCTTTGCCAGGACTGACCTGTGCTAGCATCAGGTCTTCGGATGGTGTATTTCCTTGGATTGTAGTCTCTTCTGGGAAAAATACGCCAAAATTATCGTATCTATTGTTTAGAGATTCTTTAGGATTAACCTGGAACTTATTAATATAGTAATTTCCAGACTCATCATAAGTTCTTCTTGCTAGTTCATCAGAAATGATGCTATACTGAGTCTTGTTATTGAGTTTTATTACCTCACCATTTCTAATGGTGACTAGTTCAATGAAATTTTCGTCTCTATAATCGTCAATCTCTTTTTTAATTAGACCCAAAGAAAGTTTGAATCTATCTGCGCCAGGAGCAGTATAGTTATTAAATCCTTGAGCGTTATCATACAGAGTGTTATCATCAATCGCAGTAACAATCTCTTCGGTTACAAAGAAACCAACTCTGTACGAGGTATCATTTGCATAAGGATCTAGTACAAGTGTTGTAGAAGGTACACTGACAAAATACCCCCTTACAAAGAAAACACCCTCATCTACAGTGACAGCAGAACCAATCGAAGTCGCTTCAGCGGTAATACAGGAAGCAACTTCAGTGCCAACTGTAAATGTAGTAAAGTTCTCAGTGAACTGTTCATTCGTGATTAGTGTCTCACCATCTAGAAATACACTAGATGTAAAATCTGTAGCAGACTTTCTATATTTGATGAATAGTGTAGTACCCTTTGTTGTGGGGTCATTAGAGGAAAGAACTGCCTTTACGATTGCGGTAATACCTGATGTTTTACCTCTAATCTCCCTACCGACAAGTCCCATATAGTAGGATTCAACGTCTGCCCCAAAAAACGTTGAATTTACAACTACTGATGTGTAAGAATTATCATACGCGACAGATCCAGGTAGGACAACAGATCCTTCCTTGAAGATGTGCTTACCAAACTTTTCTACTTGATCCTGAAGGATCGATTGTAGATTGTTTAGTTCTCGCGCTTGAACTGGGGTGCCTGCCTTAAAAAGAACTTGGAAATAGTTCTTTGAGGAGTCAAAATCATCATAATATGGTGTGATGTTGAAGTTGGTGTTCTGGGGCATCGTATTAGAACTCTAAAACAATCTTGATATCTTCTCGTTGGTTTTGCGACCTGGTAATTTCCGCTCTGTTATCAATGTAAACAATGTCACCTGAGTATTTTTTAAATTCAGGAGAGGCAAGACCATTAGTTACGGTTCTACCAAAATAATAAACACGAGAGTTGACAGTTGTGGATAGTCCAGTAAACGTAGTTTCAATACCAACAGACGCAGTACCTGTAGTTGTTGTAACTGTAACGTTTGTAGAACCCCCGCTACCAGGAGTGCTAGTAAATCTATTTAGTGTGTATCCATAGGTGGGTGTTCCAGTTGCAACATCCCTATCTTGCCAGTATGATAGAATTTTGGTGGTGCTATCATAATTAACAATCTTACCGATTGCAGTTGATCCAACACCAATAGTTTGGGTAAGATCACCATCAATCTGAACTGATAGATTTTCAGAAGTTGCACCAGTTAATCTGAGTGCATATGTAGTGTTTAGGGTGGATTGTGTCTGAATTGTATTAGAACCTGGTTGTGTGGGGTTCTTCAGAATACCGATTTGTGCGAATTGGTTCCCTACAAAAAAGTCGGGGTTCGATGCATCGGTATTTTCAAGTCGTGCATAGAGAAGTGCTCTGAAAGCACCAAGTTCTCTGTAAACGTCATAACCGTGACCACCAGGGGGTGGAATGATGACATCAAACACTGCACCACTACCAGTGACAACACTATCAAGATCAAGTGTTGCAAACGTATATCCAGAACCACCGTTAGTAACAGTAACACTTGTGGGTTTACCGTTGGTGAAAAATACCGCTGCGGTGGCACCAAAACCATCACCTTTAACAGGT